CGGGAAATATGGATGTGCTTCGTCAAGTGCGCTATCAGCGCTCGAGGTTCCATGCTCAGGTACTTTATACAAAGTACTTTAGCGATTATCAAAAACAAAATGCCATAGTGCTTGGTCTTCTAGATAGATTAGGGGCTACTTTTAACCCCGCTATCCTTTGGAACGCAGCGCCGTGGACGTTTGTAATTGATTGGGTCGTTGGCGTTAGCCAATGGCTCGATCAATTTAAGATAAGTAACTTGGAACCTGTCACAGTAGTTCATAAGTTCTTGTGGTCTACCGACATCAAACGAACCATATCTCTCACGACACAAAATCGTGGGATGTATGATAAGTATGACAAGGGAAACCCAAGACTGACGGTATTTGCGACTGAGTCTGCGTATAAACGTTCGACTCAAGGTCTCAATACTGTTGCCTCCCTTAGTGGGAGCGGGATAAACTCGAAAGAGTTTGTCCTCGCAGGCGCGTTAGCGGCTTCCCGTTATCGCGGCTGAGTTAGTGCATTCCGCACCGTCCCGAGACTACGCAAGTCTCATAGAACAGTTAAAGTTATGCCCGTATTCCCAGCTAACCTGACAACAAACGAAGTGAAGAATGCCGCGGGTACCGAAGTGGAGTTTCTCCGCTTAGGTGCTCTTCCCGGCAGTGAACGATCAATGGTATTCGCCAAAAGTGGTGAAGTACCTGCGCAGCAACACAGAATCTCGGTTTCACACCAAGAGTCTGGTTCTGGCTTGACAGCTCGTCGACGTTCCGTTGTCCGTATCGATCAAACGATCGCCGGACAAGTGGACACGACAAAACTCGTCAAGAATTCGTTCTATCTGGTGGGCGATCTCGCGATCGGCCAACTGACAGCACTCACCGTACCAACCGACCTACTCGCCAACTTGGTTAGTCTGATCGCCTCTCAAGGCGCTACGACTACCATTTTGTACGACGGCACGGGGTATGGTGCATCTTCTATTCTAAACGGTTCATTGTGAACTGGTAAAGATAGAAGTTCTTCATTCGTTAAGCAAGGCCCTTCGGGGCCTTGCGTTCTTGTCTGTGCAGGTACGCTGGATTACTGGCCTTGGATAGTTACCTTTTATGGAACTATGAAAAGCCATGACAATACATATGTTAGTATTATCGCCAACGTCCTGTACAGTGTGCAAACACTACGTACAGACGTAATATCACCACGACAAACACGCCTCACAATCGAGAAGATTGAGAAACGGTTTGCTCTTGAAGGTTTGAGTTTTCTTACGAAAACTCTTCCTCGTCTTGGCAAGGCATTTGATAAATGTCTCGCCGGTCAAGGCGCGTTCAACTGTGTCGGGTTTCAAACGATTCCCGGCACTAAACTTCCAAAATTATTCGGTGAGTTCTTTAAATGCGTCTTGAATTCAGACGGGGTCCCCCTTCGGGATCCGTGCGTATTCAGTATCCGTTGTATACGGGATCTCTGTTACTTGTTTTACAAGTTAGAGACCGGATACTCGCAACAACAAAAGGACGATGTCCTACAGCGGTTTGTAAAAACCGAGCAAGACATCTCTCATTATCATGAAGCATTCGCGAAAATTAAAACTCAAATGGATGGCTTGCGCCACCTGTTTAGTTCCAAAAATAACGATGCTACTGCAAGCGCTAATCGACCTGCTTCGAAAGAAGTAGAGTCTTTAAATGAGAAGGCTGTAGAAAGGTCAACTGAAGGTATATTTCCAGAATTAAAACTCTGGAGACACCTTGAGAAGATTGTTCAACCCGCCGAATTAGTGCCTGTATTGCGCAAAGCTCGACGTCTACTCGCAAGAGTATTCGCCGACTTTGACCCCTACGACATTGTACCTCGTCATGGACCTGGTGCTGTGGCCTCGAAAGAGACCCTATGGCACAAGTTCACATTTACGAACGTACCTAATCGTACCACTGCACATTATCCATTAGATGCATATTTTTATGCTTCTCTTGGACATGTCTGTGATGCTGTCGATGAGATTCAATCCATCGACACAGTTAAAGAGCCATGTGCACGAGTTTTGCTCGTGAACAAGGACTCTCGCGGACCTAGGCTAATATCTTGCGAACCCCTTGCAATGCAATGGATTCAACAAGGTCTGGGCCAGGCCATCATGAGACAAGTAGAACGTCATCCTCTTACGAGGTATAACGTTCACTTCACGGACCAAGGTCCTAACCAGCGAGGAGCCATACAAGGCTCTAAGCATGGTTATTACGCTACACTCGATCTTAAAGATGCGAGTGATAGAGTGACCATTGGTCTTGTCAGCTGTTTGTTTCCAGAACCACTCCTTGAGTGTCTTCTGGCGACTCGCAGCCTTGCGACTAAGTTGCCTAGTGGCCAAGAGTTAACTCTCCAGAAATTCGCTCCAATGGGGTCAGCATTATGCTTTCCCATATTGGCGCTAACTGTATGGAGTCTCTTGACCGCCGCAACCGAGGATGCAGATGCTCGTGAGAGCATCTTAGTGTACGGAGACGATGTCATTGTACAGAACGCAACTGCGTTGCACGCAATGAACATACTCGAATCATTTGGTTTAGCAATAAACCGTGATAAGAGTTGTACCGAAGGATTCTTTAGAGAATCGTGTGGCACCGACGCCTATAAAGGCGAGGTTGTCACACCAGTCCGCTTGCGGACTCTTTGGGCATCGACCCCTAGCCCTAGTGTCTACACAAGTTACGTTGCATATGCAAACGCCTTGTACGACAGAGGTTATTACCAAGCATATGAGTATCTAGCCCAGAATCTATATCAGATTTATGGGTCGATGGCTCATGCCCCCAAAGGGCAAGACAGCGAAGCCACCTGTGGCTTCGTAGGCTTACGTGAGGTTCCCTCCACATGGAGACAGGTCAGAACAAGATATAACGAGAAACTCCAAAAATTGGAGCAACTCATTCTTGTTACTACTGCTCGAGTCATTGAGAA